GCAATGTTTAGACTTGATCAAGATCTATGGAACGCACTCTGTGTGAGGGATCAAAGATGTACATTGTTTGCACAAATTCTATTTGATTTTATTGAGTTATAAAAATCTCTTTTTCGAATGGGTTCATTGAATGAAAATTGCAATTTTAGGAGATCTACATGCAGGTGCACGTAACGATTCTGAAGATTTTAATAATTACTTTCTTGATTTTTTCGATAAGAGTTTTTTCCCATATATCAAAAAACACAGGATCGATACTTGTATACAGGTCGGAGATGTATTCGATAGAAGAACATCTATTAAATTCTCGACCCTTCATTCATGGAAGAAGAACGTCTTTTCTCGTTTAAATGATTGCCTGTCTGATCTACATATTATATGTGGTAATCATGACACTTCTTTTAAAAACACTAACGAAGTAAATTCGTTAGAAACCCTTTTGTGTGAATACGACAAATTTTATATCTACACCTCAGAACCAAAAGTCTTGAGGTTTGGAAGTAAACAATTCTTGTTGTGTCCTTGGATTGCAGAAGAGAATAAAGCATCCAGTATCAAAGCAATAGAATCTTCCCTTGTCGATGTCTGTATCGGACACTTCGACATCATTGGGTTTGAAATGCATCCGGGTACTGTAAACACGGATCATGGGTTTGAACCATCCATGTTTGATAAGTTCAACTTAACTCTGTCTGGTCATTATCACTCTAAATCAGCCCAAGGTTCAATTCATTATGTTGGGACTCCCTATGCACTCACTTGGGGAGAATACGGAGTAATTAAAGGGTTCCATGTTCTTGATACCGATACTCTAGAATTGGAGTTCATCCCGAATCCTACAGAGATTTTTCAGAAGATTGAATATATCGAAGGGGAAACCGAGGTAGTCGATTGTTCCAAGAAGATTGTTCGAGTGATAGTGAAAGAGAAAAAATCATCTGCAAAATTAGATGCGTTTCTTCATGCACTGAAAGAATTTAATCCTATTGATGTTTCTGTAATTGATGTTGCACTTGATGTAACTGCATATTCTGGTGACACCGAAACAACAAAAGATACAATGGAGATCGTAAAAGATTATATAGATTCGTTTGATGAAATTAAAAATAAGAAACGGATTGAAAACATTTTTAGAGAGTTATATACTGAAGCAATATCGAATAACTCTCTGATAGAATAATGATCATATTTTCAAAACTACGATGGAAAAACTTTTTATCAGCCGGTAATTCATTCACCGAGATAGATTTTTTGAAATCTAAACTTACAATTCTAACGGGCGATTCTGGTTCTGGTAAGTCTACACTTCTAGATGCTCTTAGTTTTTGTTTGTATAATAAGCCTTATAGAAACATTAATAAAAATCAACTTGTTAATTCAGTCAATAACAAAGCTTGTTTGGTTGAGTGTGAGTTTTCGAACGGAACAAATGAATATATTATTCGACGGGGTATAAAGCCCAACATCTTTGAGATTATTCAAAATGGTGTACTGATAAATCAAGACGCAGCATCGAGAGATTATCAAGAGTTTCTTGAAGCAACAATTCTAAAGTTCAACTATAAGTCATTCATTCAAATTGTTCTTGTTGGTGCAAGTAATTTTACATCGTTTCTTAATCTGAAACCGGCAGACCGACGAGTCATCATTGAAGATCTTCTTGATATTGAAATCTTTTCAAAGATGGCACTTGTATTAAAACACAAGTATTCCATATTAAAGAATGAAATCAATGGGTTATCCTCTGATATAGAATTGAGCATCGAGAAAAAGAAACTACATTCAAACGCACTTCAAACAGAAAAAAACAAACAGACTGTTAAATTAAATGATGTGCAGTCTGAAATTAAACTTTATACAAAACAGATCGAAGAGTACGAAACCAAACGAGATGAATTAACCGAACAAGTTAAAGTCCATGAAGCGAAACTAACCAATGCCAATAAATTGACAGCAGCAATAGGATCTCTTCACCAGAAAAATAAAAGTGCCGAAAGTACTATTCGATCTGCATCGACTCGAATTTCTTGGTACGAATCAAATACGCACTGTGATACCTGCAAACAAGAAATTTCATCTGATTTTAAACAGCAACAAATAGACTGTTTCAATTCAAAAATAGACGAGTTGAAAAAGGAAAAAGAAAAAGCAGAAGAACAACTAAAGCTTTTATATGAGAAAAACAAAATTGTCGAAAAGATCGTAGCAAAGGTACGTGAACTAAATTCTCAAATTAGTACAGTAAATTCGCAGATTTCAACGAATCAAAAATCAATCACTCGTTTACAAAAAGAGATTGAAACAACAAAGGTTGATTCGAGTGTTGAGAGAATCAAAAAGGAAATTGAGATACTTGACGAACAACTTGTAGTTCTATCTACCAATAGAGACAGTCTATTAGAAGAAAAGGCGAATCTTGAAACCTGTGCAATGATTCTTAAGGATGGTGGTATCAAGTCTCAGATTATCAAGCAGTATGTTCCAGTCATAAACAAGTACGTTAATAAATTTCTAGAAAGCATGAATTTTTTCATCGGGTTTGAAATCGATGAGAATTTCAATGACACCATAAAATACAGAGGAAGGGATGAGTTTAGTTATGGGAATCTTTCTGAAGGTGAGGCACAGAGAGTTAATCTAGCCTTGTTGTTTACGTGGAGAATAATTGCAAAATTAAAATCTTCTGTTAATACGAATCTTTTAATTCTAGATGAGGTGTTCGATAGTTTTCTGGATACTTCTTCCACCGAAAGTGTAATTTCTGTAATAAGATCAAAACTTTTTAACGGCACTAATATCATTGTGATTAGTCATAAGGATACGATTGTCGACCGATTCGATAGAAATATAAAATTTAAAAAGTCTAATAATTTCGGGGTTATAGAATATGAAAATTAGTACAGTCAGAAATTCAGGAAATGTAGGTGAACAGTTTCCTGCTAATGGAACCCCTAAAACAGTTTTTATTAATAACATTGATGAAAATTCGGTTCGTGATTTTTATAATCAGTTTCAGGAAGCATTGAACAACGGGCAACAGGTCATACCAGTTGTTATAGATTCTTACGGTGGAGAGGTGTATTCAGCCCTTGGAATCGTAGACATAATCAAGTCTTCTAAAATTCCAGTTGCTACTGTTGCAGTCGGGAAAGCAATGAGCGCAGGTGCGATCATACTTGCATATGGACACAAAGGACTTAGATTTTGTACCGAGAACACAACTGTGATGTTACATGATATGTCAGCAGGAATTCACGGGAAAACAGGAGAAATGAAAAGTACAATGAAGCACTTTAATTCATTGTACAACAACGTTTTCAAAGATTTGTCATTAGTGTGTGGACAGGATAGTAAATATTTTGATAATATGTTTTCAAAGTCTAACAATACGGATATTTACATGTCGTCTAAGGATGCTAAAAAACACGGAATTGTTGACATAATCGGTGTTCCAAATTTAGAAATAAAAACAGAAACGAAATACGTCTTGAGCGTATGAAAAACCCACAACATCCGGCATACGGAAACTTATTTGCAAATATCTTATCCAAAGAGAAGTTGAATTTTGCGATCTCTAAAAAGGAGAAGCAGGTCTACTTCGAAATAGAATCTAGAACTATCTTTATTCCTATGTGGAAACACATGCCCGACGATGTGTACAGAATGTTTATTTGTCACGAGGCAGCCCATGCGATCTGGACACCGGGAAAAGAATTTATTGCATTGTCAAAAGAAAACGAGGCGTTAGGCGTTGCAGTAAATATTGTGGAAGATGCTCGAATTGAACGGAAGATGAAGAACCGCTATCCCGGCGTAAAAAAAGATTTTATCAGCGCATATAAGTTTCTTCAGAAGAAAGATTTTTTCGATCTCCGTGACAAAGACATATCTGAATTATCTTTGCTTAACCGTGTGAATTTATACTTTAAGTTGGGTTTGCATTGTGATGTGGAGGTTCCCTTTTCAGAAGACGAGATGGAAATTCTAGACGAGGTATATCGTTGTCAGACGTTTGAAGATGTCGTTGAGGCAGCCAAAAAACTTCTTGAGATGTCGAATGACGAAATGTCACAGCCCGATGAAATGGATGTGATCAAGAAAGCAATGGACTGCATGATGATGAAGCAACCATACGAAGATGATTTTGTTGATCTACAATTGCCCGACTCGACAATATGTGATTTTGGTAAGTTCTTGGATTCGGAAGAACCTTTTTACAAAAAGAAATTTTATGGCACCGAACCATTCGGACAAGTAATCATACAATCTAGAAAAGATGTTGGGTTTATGATTTCAGAATTCGAAAGAAAAAAAGCAGCCGGTGATTATATAAAAACCAAGTTATCAAAAACGGGTGTGATTGATCCTAACAAGCTGGTTAATTATAAAACACATGAAGATATTTTTAGAACAAATGAAGTAAAACCAATTGGCAAAAATCATGGAATTGTAATATTCCTTGATATGTCGGGTAGTATGGATAGAATTTTAAAAGACACTGTTTTGCAGGTTATAGAATTAGGTTTGTTTTGTACTAAGATGAACATACCTTTTGAAATATGGGGATTCTTTAGTTGGCATCCCGATACATTGAATATTGCTTTTCCGACAATGTACAAAGATGGGGAATTGCACTTAGATCCTTCTGCATATATGTCGTTATTGGCAACCTGTAAGTCATCAAGAAAGGATATTCTTAGTAATTTTGAATCCCTTTTTAATTTTTCCTGTGCTGCAACCCGGATGTCAGATTCTACTCAAAAGTATGCTATGTGTGGAACCTCATTAACCACCTGCATGATTTTGTCGAAGAAAATTTTAAAAGATTTTATCGTTAGAAACAAAATAGAAAAATCTATTGGAATGTATATTTCAGATGGTGAAGCCACGGATCCGGTGTACTATAAAAACGATGGAAAGATTGAAATGATCAATCCCTGTCTGCAATACAAGTATAATTGTCTTTGGTTGAAGGATGTCGAAAATAAAAAATATTATTCAAGAAATAACGTAGATCGAAAAATATTCGAGGAAATGATTTTACAAAATGTGAAAGATGTTACAAAATCGAAACTTATAGGATATTTTTTAAGGGGTTCTCATCCAACCGATCCGAAGGTGACTATAAAAAATGTTGCTGGATACGATGCGTATTATGAAATTAATACTCGTTCCTGTTCATCGGACGATAGGTCAAAGAGAGTTTTTTTAAAACATATAATGGAAGAAATAGCGGAGTAATTATGTACTGGACATTTGATAAAGTTATGTTAATCAAGCAAGTTTTTAATACAACCGATAGCATGGTTGTAACAAGAAAAGAAGTTTTATCGGTTTGTAAAAATTATAATTTTGATAAGCCTAATTGGTTATTCAATAACAAAACATATCGAGTCGATCACGGTGTTTATAGAATGCCTGTCATACCAAAAGAAAAAGAAATTGTTTTTAAAAAAGTTTTAACTGAATTATCTTCAAAAGAGAAATAAAATGGCAGGTATAAAACCAGAACCACATGCATTGGAAGTTTTTCTTAAAGCTGCATTTGCACATATTAATCCCAATGATTTAACGATTAGTCGGGATAAGATTAATGATGTGTGTGATACTATTGGATTGCCGTATCCGAAGTGGTTAATCGATCCGAGTAATAAGGTTGTTCATGGTGTTTATACTTTAAAAAATGTTGTTAAGAGTTATAAAGCTATTTGTCAGATCGTTGGTAAATTAACACGGGATGAAGAAGAGGATCTAGAAATTGAGTCCCAAGAATTTGAAGATGTTCAGATATATGAAAATGTTGTTGGTGCGATGTTGCCAAAAGCAGATCCACTTTATGTTAAATTTGGATTCCATGATTATCTTTCAAAGATAATTTCTACTAAATTATTTTATCCTGTTTATATTACTGGTCATTCTGGTAACGGAAAAACTACAATGGTCGAGCAGGTTTGTGCCGAAAACAAAAGAGAAATAATTCGAGTCAACATAACAGTTGAAACGGACGAGGGTGATCTTCTTGGTGGTATTCGTTTGGATACCGGTAGCACGACTTGGTATGATGGTCCTGTTGTGACAGCAATGAAGACTGGTGCAGTCTTGTTGTTAGATGAGGTTGATTTGGCTTCAACGAAAATTATGTGTTTGCAACCTGTTCTTGAAGGCAAGGGAGTGTTTCTGAAAAAGATTTCTACGTATGTTGTTCCAGAAAAAGGATTTACGATCATTGCAACAGCAAATACAAAAGGTCGTGGTTCAGATGACGGAAGATATATCGGAACAAATATGATGAATGATGCGTTTTTGGAAAGATTCCCGATCACAATCGAACAAGAATATCCAAGTGAATCGACAGAAAGAAAAATTCTCAAAAAAGTTCTAAAGAAGAATGGAATTGTTGCGAATGATTTTGCAAAAAATTTAGCAAAACTTTCCGCATCAATTAAGAAGACATTTGAAGAAGATGGTGTTGATGATATTTTGACGACTCGTCGACTCGTTCATATTGCCAAGGCATACGCTATCTTTGGCGATCCGGCGGTAGCTTTTTCCCTGTGTATTGCCAGATATGACACAAGAACCAAGGATGCATTTATACATGCGTTCAATGCTATTTGTTCACCTACGGACAAATATGGAGCAGTCAACGATCCTAAATTTGTTCCTAGTGATGATATTTTTAAATTTTAGTTGACATTTATAGCTAAATGTTTCTAAAATGTTTCAATTCGAAAGAATTAAACATAATGTAGTAATTTAATTGTTATGATAAGGAAATGAAAATATGGCAACTACTAAGACAACTCAAAAGCAACGTCTAACTAATTATCTTTCTTCTGGAAAAAGCATCACAGAAGAAACAGCGATGAAAAAATTCGGTACGAAAAATCTTCGTGCTGCAATCACACATCTTCGCAATGCAGGTTTTAATGTTCAAAGAAATGAAGTGCGACGTAACGGAAGAACTGTTTCTTCTTATAGCTTCGCATAAGAAATCTTTAAGGTGGTACGAAAGTGTGCCACCTACTTTGCCCATGTAGCTCAGTTGGTAGAGCAGTGGTTTTGTAAACCACTGGTCGGGAGTTCGAATCTCTTCGTGGGCTAAAAACAAATTTACGGAAACATATAATGAAAATCAGTCCAAAAACATTAACCCTGTTAAAAAGTTTCGCAAACATTAATCAGGGTATTATTATTCAGCCCGGTAATGTAATCACATCGGCAGCAGCAAGCGGAGAAATTTTTGCAAAGGCGGTAGTTGAGGAAACATTCGAAGATCGCATTTGTATCTTTGCACTTAACGAGTTCTTAAACATGTTTGGTATGTTTAAGGATGCGGATATAAGTGTTGATAATTCAGACGGTAATGGAACAATTATTATCTCTGAAGGGAACCGCAAGGTAGAGTACGTTGCAGCTTCGGAGAGTACAATAGTAACATTGGATCCGAATAAGAAGTCTCCTAACTTAGAAACACTTGCTTCGTTTGTTCTGTCTTCGCAGGATCTAATTTCTTTGAAAAAATCATCTCAGTATTTGAAATTTGATGATCTTCTTTTCTTGTCTAATGGAAAGAAACTATGTGCACGTGTGTTTGATTCCAAGAATCCTAGTTCCACAAAGTTTGAAATTGAACTGGAAGCGGAAGTACATTCTTCTTTCAAAGCATTCGTTCAAATGGATCATTTGAAAATTCTAGATCTTACATATAATGTTTCGATCAACGAAAGACTTGTGAACCTTAAAGCGGAAACAACTGAACTTGAGTATTGGGCAGGTCTAAGTCCTACGTCTGTGATGGAGTAATAATGGAACAACAGAAGCAAAATATAGAAGTCCCTAAAGAATTTATCGATCATATGATCAAAACTAATCTTAAGTGGAAAAAACACTTTTCTCCTTTTGATTATCACAAGGATGCAATTGAATCTATTGCGATTCAGTTACAGACGGTTAAATCTGCAAAGAGACGTGCGGAATTAACTAGAAGACTTGCTGAACATATGGCAGATATTGATAAAGTTATAAAAGAAAACAAGGAAAAAGAAGATGAGCGAAACACAGCAGCAGTCGGAACAACAACAGGAAGCGATTCAACTAACAGTGTTGGAACAGTTGCTCCTTCGGATACTGAACAAGATGGAAGCGATGCACACTCAGATGTCAACTCTGATAGCAGTGCAGGACTATCAGAAGTATAATCAGTATTTGATTTATAAAGCATTATTACTTAATGTTTTAGTGAATAATCATCCATCGAATTTTCCTAAAGATCTTATAGAGAATCTGGACAAACTTGCTATGCAATTGGATACTGTCTCTCAGAAAGAACAAGTAGAGAAAGAAATGAAAGCAGCAGCAGAGTCTACATCGGAAGTAAAATAATATTATGGCAGCACATACACTTTGGGTAGAAAAATATAGGCCGAAAACTATTGAGGATTGTGTTCTTCCTGAAGAAGTGAAAAATATATTTTTGGGTATAATAAAGAAAAATAATATACCCAATATGTTATTTTATGGAACAGCCGGTGTTGGAAAAACAACTGTTGCTAAGGCATTGTGTAATGATCTCGGTGCAGAAGTTTTGTTCATCAATGCGTCGAAGGATAGAAATATTGATACACTCAGAACAACAATTCAATCCTTTGTTTCTACGATCTCTTTAAGTGGTGGTAGAAAGGTTGTAATTCTAGATGAAGCAGATAACCTAAACATTCAGTCAACACAACCGGCACTTAGGGCATTTATCGAAGAGTCGGCAAACAATTGTTCGTTCATTTTAACTTGTAATTTCAAAAACAAGATAATGGAAGCAATTCATAGTAGGATGGCTACCTTCTCTTTCAGTGTTACTAAAGATAACAAGCAAGAGATGTGTAAATCTTTTATGCGCCGGTGCTCCCATATTTTGAAAAGTGAGGGTATAGGATTTGAGCCAAAGGCAGTTGCCAGTTTGGTTGTTCAGCATTTTCCTGATTATCGAAAAGTAATAAATGAGATGCAGAAATTTGCATCCATAAATTCTAAAATTGATATTGGAATTTTATCACATCAACCCAACATAAATTTTGAATCGTTGAAGATCGCATTTAAGAAAAAAGATATGCCGGGTATTATTACATGGTGTACCGAAAACATGGATACTGATCCGGAATACTTGTACCTAACTTTTCGCACCGAGTTTGAACCACATTTAAAAAGAAACGGATCGAACGTTCTAGACTTTTATAAAATTGTTTATGAATTTTATAGAGATTCGTTTGTCATAGCAGATAAAAATCTTGGGGTTACAACTTGCATGTTGTCTGTCCTCGGTGGTTGTGAATTCAATTGGTGATTTATATGGATTGGAAATTTGCTTGTATTTGTTTATTGATTACCTTTGCTATCTACATTTTGTATTGCATGGGTGATGTCTTAACTGATATTTACAATCAGATGAAATTATCACACGAAACACTTGTTAAAATTACAAAGAACCAAGAAGTAATCAATCGATCTATAAATTCTCTTGATATCAATATAAGACGAAGTAGTAAAAAATCGATGGAAGCATGACACCGACAATATTTGATTATCTAGATGCAATCTCGTACACCAAAGCCGATCTAGAAATAGATCCTACGGTCTATAAGCAGTTCTTAATTAATAATTTTTTATCCTCGAATGTAGATACAATATTTTTTGCGTATGAAGTGTCGATGTGTCCTGATATTTCAGATGAGATGCACTTCTCATTTCTGAAAGAGAATATTAGAAAACGTAAAAGAAGGTTTACTTTTAGAAAGCAACCAAAGAGAGATGATCAAGAAATTCTAGATGCAATCTGTACAGTATATAAATGTTCTTTGCCGAAAGCGATTGAATATAAGTCCTTGTTATCGGATATAGATATTCATAATATCATGGAGAGTGTAAATGTTGGAGGAAGGTCTACAAAGTCTAAAGGAACCGGACAAAATAAAGGTTTACCTAAGAGATCTAGAAGTGGAACTGGAAGATCTAAGATTAAGAATTCGGGAGATCAAAACATTCCTGAAACCTTTTAGTAAACCCAAAACATTTATCGAACGCATCCGTTTTATATTGGGTGTCTAAAAATAACTAAATACTCTTTGTATAAGAATGTACAAAGAGTATGGAAGATCTATTATCGAATTTTATAGAAATTCGGTTAAAGTCTCGTGATGATTTCTTGAAGATCGCGGAAACTTTGACTCGAATCGGAATATGTTCCGAACGGACAAAGAGTCTTTTCCAGACTTGTCATATCCTACATAAAATGGGCAAGTATTATATCGTTCATTTTAAACAGATGTTCATGCTCGATTCTAAACAAACCGACTTCAGTGAATCCGACCTGAACAGAACCAAAACAATTTCTAATCTCCTTGCAAAATGGGGATTATATGAGTTAGTAGATCCCAAAAAAAGCGACTATCCAACATGTAATTTAGAAAATATCAGAATTGTTTCGTTTTCTGATAAAAGAAACTGGACACTTTCTTCCAAATATAGTATTGGAAAGAGAAAGTTTTAGTTTTGTTTCTGTTATTATGAATGATTTCCTTACACTCGATTTATTTAAAATCTATCCAGATGTCATTTTACCCAAGTTTGAAACCATGGGTGCAGCCTGTTTCGATTTACGTGCCTACTTAAACCCCGAAAATTGCCCCACAATCAAAAGTTTTTGGGGAACCAGTCAGCACATGATCCCCTATGATCCGTCTCAATGTAAGGTGCAGGAAGTGCCTGTAGATACCGAAAGAAAGTGTATATCTCTCTTACCGAATATGAGATACTTGATTCCTACCGGAATTAAAATGGATATACCCGAAGGATATCATGTTCAAATTCTACCGAGATCGTCGACCGGTCTGAAGGTTGGATTGTCTATTCCAAATTCTATGGGAATTATTGATTCTGATTATACCGACGAAGTGTTTCTTATTTTCTTAAATATAAGCAGTTTCATTACTCACATTTCACACGAAGATAGACTTGCACAAGGTATGCTTGTGAAAAATGTTGAATATAAAATTACTGAATCTTCTTTAGATATTAAACCAAAAGGTGATAGAACGGGTGGTTTAGGTTCAACAGGAAAATAAAATGAAAATTAAAGTCAACTTATTCAAGCCCACTGGAAAATGGTATGTCGGTGGAATTGTAGAAGTTGTTGGGGTGAAACCATACGAACGCAATTGGCAAGAGGAACTATATAAACAACAAAAGCTTATTCATTCTTTTGATCAATTCTATGTGGTAACAGAAAATGTTTCCGACTTAGATCCGTTTGAGCAAAGAATTTATTTTCCTAAAGAAAAATGAAACTCTGTCTAATATCAGATACCCATCTTACTGTTCCGTATGGTATGAGACTTCCCGATGCGGATGTTCTGGTACATGCTGGTGATTTTTGTAATCGTGGTACTTTAGAAGATGCCGTTGCATATATGCTATGGTTGAAAAAATATAAAAAACAATTTAAAAAGATTATTCAGATTGCTGGCAATCATGATTTTATTGCACAGAAAGATTCTTCTTGGTTGCGATCAGAATTTAAAAAACACTTTGGTAAAAAATTAGTATACCTCGATCATGAAGAATACGTTTACGAAGGTGTAAAATTTTTTGGTTCTCCTTATCAGCCATGGTTCCATGATTGGGCATTTAATGTACCTCGTAATGAATTACACAAATATTGGGAAGCAATACCGGATGATACAGATGTGTTGGTGACACATGGTCCACCATATAAAATTATGGATCGCACATATTACGATAATCTTGATGTCGGATGTGAAGCACTTTTAAAAAGGATTCAAGAATTACCTAATCTAAAATTGAATGTGTTTGGGCATATACACGAATTCGGTGGACAGCAATGTGAAATTGATGGTGTTACTTATGTTAATGCTAGTATCAATACATTGCAGTATTTTCCTAGTAATAAACCAGTTATAATTGATATTTAGAGAATGATAATTTACCGTGTGTTTTTCTTCTTCCGTTTACAACCGCACATATTTTAGTGACACTTAAATCATAATAATTTGCTGCATCGTGCATAGAATTGAATATTTTATTTGTTTCGTTGCAAATTATTTTTATTCTTCGTGTTGATGGTTTTCCATACATTGGATTCTTAGTAGATTGTTTTGCTAACGAAATGTTTTTTCTATATTCTTCCGATCTTTCGCATGTAAGTCCACCTAAAGATATGTTGTAACCAACTTTTGGATCTGTTGAATTATAAAAAATAATCCAATGAATTTCTTTTCGATTACACTCGTCTCTTGTTTTACAGGTTTCAATTAATTCTATTGTAAAATTTTCAATCCCATGCTTTTGTATAGAGTTTGCAATTCGTCTACATCTTGAATCACCACAGTGTTGTTTAAATCGTTGTTCTAATTTTTGTATAGTTTGACCAATATAAACTTTTTGATTGAGTTGATTGGTAATTTTATAGATTGAATATATAGTTTCAGGCATTTGTTTTCTCCTACAAAAACAGTGTTTAGAAAAGGAAATAAGCCATCGAAACTTATTTCCTTTTCGTATTTATAGGAAAAGATCAATAATTCTAGACATTTAGCTATATACGAAATGTTTGGATTTTGATTTTTATAAATAAAAAACTATGTCGAGTGCATCTTATTAGTATATACTCGTCTATGAAACTGATAACTTCTTTTATTGAAGTTTGAAACAACTAAAAAAGTATGGGGACTTAAAAATCCCAAAGGAATAATGGTATGCCAAATTTTATAAAAGCGGTTTTTCCGCTAACATCTCTTCTTTTTTTCTGTTGGATTGTAACACAACCAATTTACGAACATAAATACAGTACAGTTGAATACAACACTTCCTATCAAGAGATCTCTTTCTCTTCGCAGGAAAAGAAACGAATACATGATATTTACGAGTGGTTAGTGAAGGCATCTAATACAGGACAATCTTTGATACAGAAGTTTGAAGATCTCAAACTCGTTGCATACATGCCTACTCCAAACGATGTTCCAACAATTGGATTTGGTACAACTAGAATTAATGGTAGACCTGTTAAACTCGGACAAAAAATCTCTTACGAAGATGCACAGCAGTATTTCAGACAAGATCTAAAATTCTTTGAAGATGTTGTAAACAATTCAGTAAAGGTTCCTCTTTCCCAAAATCAGTTCGATGCTCTTGTTAGTTTCGTATATAACGTAGGTGACGGTGCATTTAAAAATTCTACACTACTTCGACTCTTGAATACTGGTGATTATTCGGGTGCTTCAAAAGAATTCTTAAAATGGAATAAGCAAGCCGGAAAAGTTTTACGTGGACTCACAGTAAGACGAGAATTAGAGAAACAGCTATTTGCAAAAGATTTAAGTTCTGGTAATAATAAAGATTCAGTTTAGAAACATTTCTAAGGAATTTTTATTATGACAGAAGAACAGCAACCGATGCCAATTCGGGCGATACATTTCGTTGACGGTGTAGAGGTAGTATCTAGAGTTGGGTACATGACAGTCAAAGACTCAGAAAACAAAGATCAAATTGTTCTTGTTCTCTATAAACCTCTTGTGTTTCTTCCTGAAAGAAAAGTAGCAAAGTTTCCAATGCATGTTGATGGAAAATCAGAAGAGTGGTCTTTACCAATTGAAAATTTAGCGTTTATTGGTTTTACATATGAACCATCGGAATCGGTGCAGTCAATGTACACAAGCGCAACATCTAAAATTATTCAACCGTCCTCGTCTATCATAACAGGTTAATATGCAGTTCTATACGAACGTTACACTGATCGGAAATAAGATCGGTTATCGTGGTGTATCCAATGGTCAACGTGTTCACAAAACCGTTAATTATTCTCCTACCTTGTTTATGCAAGCAAAAGAGAAAACAGGATACAAAGATATTTACGGGAAACATTTAAAGCCATATTTTTTCGATGGTATAAAAGAAGCCCGTGAATTTCTACAGAAGCATGAGGGTGTTTCCGAATTAAACATTTTCGGAAACACTAATTTTCCTTGCACCTTTATTTCTGAACAACATCCAGAAGAGTATATTGAGTACGATCCTAATCTTATTCGAACGTGCTTTATCGATATAGAAACAAGTTCGGAGTTTGGATTCCCCAATTTAGAAACATGTCTAGAAAAAATTGTTGCGATCACATGTCATATCGATAAGAGATATTATGTTTTTGGTTTGGGGGAATACAAGCCACATCGCAAAGATATTGAATATAAGAAGTGTTCGGATGAATTTGTTTTGCTTCGATCCTTTCTAGATTTTTGGGCAAAGGCAAATGTTGATTCGATTTCAGGATGGAACACAACCTTCTTTGATATTCCGTATTTGATAAAACGAATAACAAAACTATTGGGTGAGGATGAGGCAAAAAAACTTTCTCCTTGGAATAGATTGAAGGAAAGATCTGTAATTCTAATGGGCAGGGAACACACCGCAATCGATATTGTTGGTATCGCAAGTCTTGATCTACTTGATGCATATAAGAAGTTTGCTCTTACTTCACAGGAAAACTACAAACTTGATACGGTTGCAAAGGATGAACTCGGTGAAGAAAAGGTTAAGTACGAGGGTACTCTCGATGAATTCTATAAGAGAGATCATCAAAAGTATATTGAGTATAACATCAAAGACGTTGAGTTAGTTTTAAGACTGGAAGAGAAACGAAACTTGATCGGTATGATCTATGGTCTTGCCTATGCATCTAAAACTAATTATCAGGATACTTTTTCGCAGGTGAGAATGTGGGATTCGATCATTTATAATGAACTTGCAAAAGATAATATTCATCTTCCACAACGACAGGATAATATTAAAGACGCAAAGTTTGAGGGTGCATATGTTAAAGATGTTCAGGTAGGTCTTCACGATTATGTTTGTAGTTTCGATTTGACTTCTCTTTATCCACATATTATTGCACAGTGGAATATTTCACCAGAAAAATTAAAACCGAAACAATTTAGAAACATTTCCGTTGACGGATTATTGAGAAAGGAATATGATTTCTCTCATCTGCAAGAAAACGAAATTTGTATTGCAGGGAACGGTCATTGTTTCTCTGTAGACGAACAAGGTTTTTTACCCAGAATTCTTATGAGAATGTTTCAGGAACGTAAACAATTTAAAGATATGGCACAAAATGCCAAGAAGGAATTGCAACTTGTTGAAGCAGAACTCAGGAGAAGGGGCATCTCTTCCTAATTCGCGGAAAATGTCTTTTTTTAAGGAACAAAATATGAAAACTCCTGTAAAAAATGACATTAATTTCGAAAAGAAAATCCGACGAGGAAGTAAATCCCAAAACTAGAAAACGACGAGAAATTAAAAAGAAGATTATAGAATTTTTTGGTGGTTCTTGTGAGGATTGTGGTTATAACGAATGTGTTGAAGCATTAGATTGTCATCATATAAATCCAAAAAAGAAAAAGTTTGGTATTGCAGCATTACTTAGACAAACAACACATTGGCCTACAATCTTAAAAGAAGTAAAAAAGTGTAGACTTATTTGTTGTCGGTGTCACAAAGAAAATCACTTCAGAATTAAACGTGTTAATTTAACGAGACCAAAATGAATTATAGTGAAATGTCAGATCGTGAGTTGTTAAATGCTAAACACAGACTCACATTTGAAATTTCAAAATATAACACACTGCAAAACGCAAAGAAGGTTTGTCTCAATTCCGCATTTGGTGCATTTGGAAATCAGTATTTTCGTTTGTATGATCTTCGACTTGCCGAAGCAATTACAATATCTGGTCAATTCGTAATCGAATCAATTCTAAAAACATTAAACGAATATCTCAACAAAGTTCTTAAAAAGAAGGATGTCGATTACGCTATTGCAGCCGACACCGATTCTGTTTATTTGGTGCTATCTGAAATTGTAAAATTATATTTCAAAGAAAAGCCATATACTAAGCAAGAGGCAATTGATTTTCTCGATAAGTTCTGTGAAGAAAAACTTCAACCTGTTATTCAACATGCAACAAACAATATTGCAACATACTGTAATGTATTTGAAAACAAGATGTATATGAAACGAGAAGCCATTGCAGACAAGGGTTTCTGGACGGCGAAGAAACGATATGCGCTGAATGTGTATAATGAAGAGGGTGTCAAGTATGCAACACCTAAACTTAAAATTATGGGATTGGAGGCGATCAAAAAATCAACACCAGAAGTGTGTAGAAATTCTATTAAGAAAGTAATCAAACTGATATTGACCGACAATGAACAATCTGTGATAAGATTCATCCAAGAATTCAAAAACGAATTCAAAACATTAAGTCCTCTAGATTTTGGTAAAGTTTCATCTGTGAATAATTTGCAAAAATATTCAGATAAAAATGGTAAGCCAATTAGTGGTACGCCGGGGCATGTTCGAGCAGCATTAAATTTCAATGCGATGATTAAGCAGATGAAATTAGAACAGAAATATTCTTTAATCCGAGAAGGGGATAAGATAAAAACAATTTATCTTAGAGAGCCTAATCCAAGTGGAACATATTCAATTGCAATAATTGATGAATTCCCTGAAGAATTTAAGCTCGATAAGTACATTGATCACGAAGAACAGTTCAACACTGTGTTTCTGAAACCCGTTAGAATTATGCTCGATGCCATTGGTTGGGAGCACGAGAAGAGAGCAGACATTAGCGATCTGTTTAGTTAGATTTTAAAATTATATTGGAGATAAAAACAACATGAGTGACTTTTTAGATATGTTAATTGAAAGTACTGGAAACGAGTTGGCAACAATTGCAAAGGATGGTGTCATTGCAGGTGATGTTGATTCTTATACTGATACGGGGGCGTATATCCTCAATGCAATGTTATCTGGATCAATCTATGGTGGAATGCCGTCGAATAAAATTACCATGTATGCTGGTAAACAGCATACTGGAAAGAGTTATTTTTGTTTCACTACAACAAAAGGATTTTTGCAAGCTAATCCGAAAGCTCGTGTTGTAATTTTTGAATCGGAGGGTGCTCTATCGAAAAAGAAACTTGAAGAATTTGGTATCGATACAACCCGTGTAGGAATTCTTCCTGTTGCAACAATGGAAGAATTTAAGATTCAAAGTCTAAAAATGATCAATGCTTATTTGGGAGTCGAGGAAGAAAAGAGAGTGCCACTTCTTTTAATTCTAGATTCATTCGGTATGTTGTCTACATCGAAAGAAATGGAAGATACAGCAGAAGGAAGTTCTACGCGAGATATGACAAGAACATCTGGTGGTAAAGGTGTGTTCCGTGTTCTTACTTTGAAGTGCAGTTTGGCAGGAATCCCATTCATTGTGACGAATCACGTTTACGCTGATATGTCTGGAAACAAATATGCAGATGATGTTATTTCCGGTGGTTCTGGTCCACAATATGCAGCATCAAACATTATCATGCTATCCAAGAGGAAGGAGAAAGATAAAACTACCAATGAAGTTATTGGTGATGTTATCCACTGCAAATTAAAAAAAGGAAGAATGACAAAACCAGAGAAGAAGGTAGATGTACTTCTAGATTACACTACTGGATTAGATCGTTACTATGGCCTACTTCCCCTTGCATTGAAGTATGGAATCTTCACAAAGGACTCAACTAGAATTATTGTTCACGATGGTTCAAAAACTTTTGAATCTACAATCGCAAAGGAACCAGAAAAGTTCTATACAAAAGAAGTTTTAGATCTTTTGGATAAGGCAGCAGCAAAAGAATTTTTGTTTGGTCAACCTGAAATTGAGGGTGCATTGTCGTCGGATGATGAAAAACCAGAACCAAAGAAGAAGGGTAAGAAGTAATATGTTTAACAAAGTTAAATCACTTTTCAAAAAGAAGAAACCGACTATTGAAGATTGTTTTGATTTTGTTCACAATCCTATAGATCCAAAGGATGAGTTTTATTGTATCAAACTTATTACCGGTGAGTTTAAAGGATTGGTTTATAAGTATAGAACTATCAAGATAGACATCATAGATGAAAATGATAATGTGAATTTTCATTATACCTATGATGTCTTAAAGAAACCGGCAGATTTCAACATCGATGAATTTTCAGAAAAGAAATATAAAAGATTTGAAACTTTGTTAGGAGACATAGCATTAAAAATTTTTGTAGAGACGGATCAGTCAAATGTTGACCGAGAGAATAGAAATCCTGATAATTAAAAACTTAATTGAGAATCCATCTTATGCACAAAAAGTATTACCATTTATAAAAGACGAATATTTTAATGATCTGAAAGAAAAAGTAATTGTTACTGCAATTAAAAAATTCATTGAGACGTATAAAAATCTTCCTACTAAACAAGCAATTCTTTTAGCATGTGCCGACGATCAAAGATTAAACGATGAATCATATAAGAAAGTATATGAAATTAT